TTTGTAAAATCATCGTTCAATCTTCGCTCATATTCTCTTGCTGCTTTTTGTTCAAGTTCTTTCTGTTCTGCAATTTTACTTGCTGCAGCATCCAATTTAGGTTTAATCAACTTGGCTTCTTTTTCAAGAATACCTGCTTCTTTATAGGTACTAATTTTGTCTGCAATTTCTTCTTGTGTAAAGCCTTCGTTATTCCTAAGCCATTCACGAAGAATCTTTTCTTGGTCATATTCATTTGTAGGGTCAAGAGACTTGATGTTGTTCTCTTCCACAAGAGTTTGCAAATAAGAAGTAAGAACTTCTCGTTTGTCTTTATTCTTAGTGTTTAAGTCCAACTCTACAATTCGTTTAGTTGTGTCATCAAAAGACTCAAAGAACTCTTCTATTGCTTTTGCTTCACGTTTCTCAAAGTTATGCTCAATGAACTTAGTAAGGGTTTCTTCGTCTGGTTCAGCATCTTCATCAAACCCTTCGTACGCTTCTTCAAAGTAACCTTTTTCGATAAGACCGTTGATTAGATTAAAGTAGTCTGGTCCAGTAGAAACTACATCATTGTCTTCATTGGGAGTAAGTTCAGGTTCTTCTACTTTATCAGGCTTATCTACTTTGTCCGAGCTTTCTGTCTTATCTGATGTTTTGTCAAAAGTAAGTTCAAGCATTTCCTGTGCTTCTTTCTCACTTACTGGTTCTGGATTAGAAAAGTTTAGCATAAAATACGTTGTTTGGTTGAATTATGTACGTTGGTTGTTTACAAAAGATTTTTGATTACATATAAGTGATGAACGTATTTGTTCATCATAAAAGTGTTACTTATTGACTTTGGCTATTTGTAAATCCGTTCTGGACTTTTCTAAGTCTGCAAGAATCTTTTCTCTTTGTACTGCAATCTTCTCTCTTTCAAGGTTTTCCTTTGATTGTCGGTTCAAGGATGATTCTTGTTGAGCATTGACTTTATCTTGCATTTGAAGAGACTGCTTATTGGATGTGTCAATAAGGGACTGATAGTAGTTTTGGGTTTTTAACTGTGACTCTCTTAACTTCATCAGTTCATCATAGCCACCACCTTCAGAGAATTGAGATTGCCCAATAACTTTCATTTCAGTAACCCTTAGTTCATGTTCCCTATCAAGGTCTTTCTGTCTTGCTTCTTCTTGAAGTTTTATTTGTAGTTGTCTTTCTTGTGACTCAAGTATTTGAAGTTGTTGCTGTTCTTGTGCTTCTCTTTCTTTTTGCACTTCTCTTTCCCTTTTAGCAGAAGCCTTCTTTAACTTACTGTGGATGTCAGCAGAACTCTTGCTTGCAATCAAATTAAATTTGTCCAGTATGTCTGCACCAAGAGTGTTGTCATTAAGAGCAATGCTTCTCAACTGTTCTATTACAATGGTGTCATCCATATTAGAAGTGACAAACACCCCTAATTGGTGAAGCAGTAAGTCAGAAGGGACTTGGTGTATAATCCTTTCTCCTTCATCGTTGATGTAAGTTTGTTGAGAATATCCGTTTGCAATAGCCAAGAATCTGGCATATTCAAGCATAGTGGTTTTTACGTTCTCAATCAGGGAAAAATGTTCTTCGTAGAGGCCCTTTATTTGCGTTATGGAGCGATTTATTCCTTGGGCTATACCAGTAGCAGTCTCTTCTGGTGAAATGTCTCCTAGTATTTGAGGAGACAGTCCTAGTTGAAGGAAACATTCTGTCTTGCACATCTCTGCAAGTTTTGCTTTGTTGATTACTTGGTCTGTAACGGTAAGGTCTACCATTTGACCATATCCACCAGTTGCAAGAAGGTTGGTCCCACCCATTGCACTTACAGAAGTATCCAAGACACCAATAGAAGTGTCCCGTGCAGCCAAAGCAAATTTTAATACGTTGTGTTGTCCCCATGATTCTCCCATACTTTCTTGTGGAATCATGTTTTGGTTCATGGCAAAGAACTTACCTATTTCCCCCTTTAACAGTTGGTCGTTTCTATTCCATAGGTAATTGTAAAATACCTGCCAAGGTTTACATCTGTCTACGATAGATAGGACTGAATTGTATTTGTTTGAAGTTGGTCCACCATGAACAGGAATTACTGAACCGTATTTTTGTCCTTTCTTTGGAATCTGTACTGGGTGCTTTTCCAAGACAAGGAAAATATCATCTGAATTGTCAGGATTAGGATTGACAGATAGATTAATCTTTACACATCTCCATAGTTCATTGATGTAAAACCATTCTATATGCTCTCCGTTAATAAGATTGAAGGCAGTTTTTTCTTTGTCTATTGTAGTATCATACGTAGGCTTATACGTTACTTTATAAGTATCGTCCACTATGGTGGAGAACCTGTCTTGTCCTGAAACCATAGTGAGTTTGCCCAACTTACGAGGAACTTGAATGTACTGGTTTGATACTTCTACCAGTCTTTCTTTGTATTCGTCTCCTCTATACTTTGAGTCTTTGTAAGGGGGATTGCCTCCCTTAAATGTTTCATTGAAAGCTAAATGATTTTGAGCCGACTCTAAAATACCGGGAGTATCTAAGTTGTATCGAGCAGGGGATTCTCTTGTAAAAAGAGTACGGTAATGGATATGAAGACTTTGAAGTTTTTCTATGTCTTCTTCTGAAAGTTTATCCCCAAATCGTGTAATAAGATTAAGTGGGGATTCATACTCGAACCAACCAAACATTACACCTTCTGACACATCATCTAAATAGGGAGAACGTAAGTAATAACAAAACCTTGGGTCAAGGACTTCTGGTTTATAATCGTTCTCTAAATAGTTAATATGTATGAATGGGTAGTCGGAAACCACTTTGTTAAACAAGGCTTGCTTTTCCAAGTCCTTAAATTTAAACCTTCTCTCGTCTATTTCTAATTGGTGAGCAGCCCACTTCTCGATTTCCAATCTGTACTCTTTTGAGTAATACTCCTGAATCTTAGGTGTGGTCCTGAATATTTCTTGTTGTTGAGCGTAAATATCTGTACCGGGTTCAATTCCTTGTGCTTGAAGGTCTGCATCAAATTGTGCTTGGAGTGGGGCTATCAGCATTTCTCTCAAAGCATTGTTCTTTTGCTCAATAACCTCGTTAGTTGCTTCTTCGTTTACAGCATAAGCAGAGAATCGAATTAAATGCTTAAACCTTTCGTTTACGAGAGTATTGACAATGTTGGGAACAATTGGATAGAACTTTAAGTCAAAGTCTAAATCCACATTGTCCAACATTTCTAGTTCTTGCTTGTGTTCTGACTCGGTTGAAATATAATCAGAGTGGTCTATTATACCGATTGCAAGATTGAACTTCTTTGCAATTGCTTCTCTTTTTTGAGTTACTTGTTGACGACCAATCCATTCATAGTGATAGACTAATCTCTTTATTTGAGAATAGTCATCTTCTGTTTTTTCTTTCTCATCAAGCACAAAAGCAAAATCCAGTGTACCGTCGGTAAACTGTTTGTATCCGGGAACAATCTTTTTTGGTAACTTGGGACTTAGCCCTAATTGAGTATTTTTTGCCATTTATGTAAATATATAACAACGGTTTATTAGAAAACAGTAACGAGTCAAATAAATTATGTGAGTTAGAAATGTCCTTTAAGTTTCCTGCCAAACGAAGAAGGTAAAGATGACTTAAAAGCAGAAGGAAGACTTCGAGGAACTTCTTGCTTGGGTTTGGGTGTGTGATTGAGGGACTTAATGATGTGCCTGTTAGCACTACTGTCGCATGCAATCTTTGCTAACATATTACTAATTAATCTATCTGTATTGAGTTTAGGTGTATACTTTAAACCCTCCCTTATTAACCACAAGTCTTTATACTTACTTACCCCATAGATTGTCTTGGATTCCCCGGTAGCCAAATCAAACGATTCAGAAATAGGCTCTTCCAACTCTGTAATGAATTTTTCAAGACATCGCTTCTTAAATTCCCCCTCCATTCTTACTCCTATTTCATCACTGATAGATGAGTTAGGGCTAAGTTCTGCAATTACTTTAAGTTGCTTTCGTCTCATTAAATACTTGGACTTTCCTTGCCTAATCATCCACTCAATGAAATCAGTCACGTTGTTTTCTACTGCTGCTTGTGCGTTATAAAATTCAATTAGGTCAAGTGCAACTTGAAAAGTATCTGATGCTTTTTTGTGCCTACCTATGTATGTAGCAACTGGATAATCTTCCACTATCTTACCGTCCCTCTCGTGCATTGCTATCCTGATTGTAATCGAGAACAATGATTTAGACGTAGATGTATCCAATTTCTCAATAGGGTCTACTCCAGCATAGTAGAGTCCAAGTGGTGAGTCTGCCATAGGAACTTCCTAAATAACTACCACTCCCCTGTTATCTGCTTCTGGATTTACTTTTAAAGTATTAAT